GATGATGATGATACTTGTTGTTCAGAGTGTTATTATGAACATAACTTTACATGTTCCTGTTGTGGTAGAAACTACTCTACTGATGATATGCTAACAATACAGGATAAAGGTATAAGTGTGTGCCAAAGCTGTGCAGACAATAACTATGTTTATTGTAATGACATTGATGGATATGTAGAATATGATTATATTATTACAGAGGATAAAGGAGCATATACACTAGAGTATGCAGAATCAACTTGTTACTTTATAGATGAGGTAGATGAATGGTACTACTACCATAATAACTATGAAGATAGACTAGCTGAACTTAACAAAGATAAGGAAGAAGAAGATGAGTAACACATACACTATAGAAGATTTCCTAAGAGCTGTAACACATACAGATGTTATTAATATGATGTTAGAGGTAGTAGATACTACTAAGTTTAATGTGTATACTAGTACTAAGTACACCTTTATTACACCTAAAGAAATTGTTAAGTATGTACCACTACTATCCGCACATACTGATACTGTTCATAAGGTTAAGCCTACTAAACTTACTAATATTAATGGTACTATTACTAACCCTAATGGTGGATTAGGTGCAGATGATAGAGCTGGTTGTTATATTATGTATCTATTACTACTATCTGGTGTAGCTGAAGACTATATGTATATCTTAACAGATGAGGAGGAGATAGGAGGTGTAGGAGGTTATGAGTTTGTTAATAGCCAAGTCTTTGAGGATATTGTAGTAACTTATGCCTCTTGTTTCATTGGATTAGATAGAAAAGGGAGTAGTGATTGTGCATCATATGGTTATGACAATGAAGCCCTTATTGATATTCTAAGTAATGTAGGGTATCTAAGTACCTATGGTTCATTTACAGATGTAATGACATTTTCTCAATATAGTCATATAGCTTGTGTTAATCTATCTATTGGGTACTACAAGGAACATACTAAGGATGAGTGTTTAGTAGTAGATGAGATGATGAATACATACAATGTACTATTAGACTTGTGTGCTGACCTTTGGGAGAATCAATATGTAGAGGAGTCAGTACCTTATACTAACTACTCTTATAATGACTATGATAATAAGTACGTCCCTATAGTGTGTGACCAATGTGGTAAACATACTGCACTATATGATTATGGTTGGGGTAATATATGCGAGGATTGTATAATAGACTTAGAGAGTAATATTGAGATGTAGTTACTACTGGAACCTAGAATTACTACAAAAATTAAAGAGGTGAATTATGGACAGATTAGATAGGGATTTAAGAGAGTACTATGATAAGTGTGAAAGTGCAGAAGAGGAGTACTACAAGTTCTGTGAGGATTTATATATGGAGTTAGATGAACATATTAATAGTATATATAATATTATACTTAGTAAATCTACATCACATGAGTGGTTAACTTATATGGAAGCTAGAGAACTAGCTATAGAATATCTTAAGGAGAACTTATGACAGTTAAACAATATGACCAGTTCCTAGCGGACTTTGTTAAAGGTGACACCATTGTAGACTCTCAGTGGCTTCAAAAGTACTTCAGACAACACGAAGCATTAGTTAGACAGAATAAGCTACTACAAGAGAGATATGACATTCTGGCTACTATATCTGATAGAGCAGAACTTATACGATTGGATATAACATGTTAAGTAAACTAAATGAATTCATGTGTAGAGTATTTGACTACCTATTAGATAGTGATGTATTTCTTATATTAGCTATGTTTGCTATTAGCTATATCATAGGCTTTGTTATACTAGGAGGAGTGCAATGAAAGCGTTAGAAATGTTGAAATTCGCATACTCTAGTCCACTTGAATTCACAAAAGAGGATTATGAGGAAGTCATTGCAGAACTTGAAGCACTGCAAGAAGATTTAGAACTACTACAACAAGAGCTTAAAGATGCTAACGAAGCATATCTAATTTTACTTAAGCAGTATCACACTTTGAATGAGCCTAAATATTGTGATGGCTGTAAGTATGAATTTACAGATTTTAAAGTATCTAATGGTGGTGATATTTGTAATTATTGTAGCAGAGAACATGTTGATAGCTACAAACCAAGGGGAGAAAATGAGATATATTAAAACTATCATGTTGGCTATTATTGTAGTATTAGGAACTAATAATATTGTATTAACATATAAGAATAATCAACTTAAGTCAAATATTGCTATGATAGTAAAAGATGTAGCTGATAGACAGCATACTATTGATGAGCTTAATTCTACAAATAGCAAACTAAAAGATGATTTATTCTGGTGTAAGCATGCTAATGGACAACTATTAGAATATTGTGATCCATCTGGTATTAAGAAAGCTATTAATAAAACACCACTACCAAAGAGAGGATAATATGAAAGTTACACTATTAAATGAGCCTACACTTGAATTTGTAGATACAGGTATTGGGATGTGTTGGGGTAAAGGAGGATATGGTTCTGATACTGATAAAGGCAAGGAACGTATTGATAGAGTATGCAATAAGAACCAACATAGCTCAATGCTACGGTTTGTACAGTATATATTTGAAGTAGAATTATCTACATCAGCATTGCTTGAATGGACTAGGCATCAAGTAGGAGTTGATTATGCAGTTAAGTCTACACGTTATTGCACCAAACAAGATGGTGATGCTATGCAAGTTGAATACAGCAGAAATGATTTAGTAAATGCTATGCTTGACTCACACATGAATGAGATTAAAGACCTCATTAAAGACTATCCAGCTATTGCTAACGATGATTTGAAGCTATTACTTCCTCAAGGGTTTATCTACACTATGCAAGTGCAATTTAATGCACAATCATTACAGCACTTCATTAGGCTACGTTCTGATAAGTCAGCTCATTATCACATTAGAGACTTAGCTAACTTACTGTACTGGAAGATACCAGCAGAACATCGTTATCTTTTTATAGATAGTCTAAAAAGTGTGTAGTCAATGGATAGGAAAAATAGTAGAAAAATATCATTATAAATGTTACAATAGGAAACAATGCTATAATCCACTACCATAGTGCCAAAACAATGTGAAGAGGGAGCTTATCCCACACCTGTTACTAGGTTTGTCAACTAAGGGTACACTCCATTGGCATATATAGTATCAACCTGATAATAGTGTACTTGTTCAGGGTAACATACCTAGCCGTTAGGTTAACAAAGTTCCTTTTGTAAGTCTAGGTAGTAATTATATGGTGGTAGCTCAATGGACAGAGCATAGTTGACATACTTCTAGTTATTAGATATAATTACTATACCCAAAGGAGTAAATATGAAAATCATACTGGACTACATCAAGGAACTATTATAAAATACACAGAAGATGGTGTTTTTAATGTAGATAAATATTTAATTGGCTGTAAAATAGCTAAGGTAAAACCAAAACTCGGAGTAGACTAATGGATATGTCAAAAGATTTCTACTCTTTAAGTTGGGGGTTCGAATCCCTCCTCCGAGACCAATAGGGCGTACAGCATAATGGTTCATGCCACCAGCTCATAACTGGTAGAATTAAGGTTTAATTCCTTTTGCGCCCACCATAAGTTTTTACATGAGGTGAATATGAAAGGTACAATAGAGATACAGAAACAGTTTGAAGAACAACAAAAAGCTGAAACTATTTCTAAGTATATAGAGAGTGTTAGAAAAGCAATAGAACAAGATAGATTTGAGCAGACATCAGAAGCACAATATATTATAAAATCAGTACTACCTCTATACTCTTCCCATCTAAATACTTATTTTAATACCTCTTTTAGAGGGGACAAAGAAAAAGATAGAAGGTTACTAGCATTAATGTGTAGTGATACTGATGTAATATCTGTAGTTGTTCTAAGTTCATTACTAAATGCATTAGCTAAGAATGAGAGTAGAACAACAGTAGTATCTAATATGATTATGAGAAACATCTACAAAGTGTTTAATAAGAATGAGATAACAGAAGCTAACCCTAAGTTTATTAGTTACTTAGGTACAGAGTTTAAAAGGGCATCTACTAAAAGGAAAAGTCAGTTAATAGACACACATATTAAACATCTAAAAGACTTTGACTTTACTGTAGTAGAATCCTCCTCTATGACTAGAATAGGGGCAACCTTACTAAGTCTATTAATAACAAGTGGGGCAGGTGTTATTGAGCAGTATAAAGTAGTTCATAAAAATAGAACATACAACAACTTACGGTTTACTAATAATGCTAAAGAGGCTATCATACATGTAGGTAGGAGTGTAATAGGTAATATTAACCAGATGCTAAATAACTTACCTTGTGTAGTGCCACCTATTGAATGGGAAAAGGGTATGACTGAGGGGGGGTATTATGTTACACCTTGTAGACTAGTAAAGACTAAACATAAGGAAGCTAGAAAATTCTTAGAGAAAGAAGACTTTAGTAATGTACTACCTATTGTTAATAAACTACAGAATGTACCTTGGAGAATAAATAAAAGAGTAGTAGAGTTTATTACAGATGTGTATGAAGGTAATTTACTAGACCCTACTAATACTACTAAACTACCTAAACTTTATTGTGGCTTACCTACTCCTAATCCTTACCATGTAGATGAACTGATAAGTAGGGAAGAGTTTGGTGTTGTACAAGATGGTTGGAAATTAGGTAAGGAGGAGTTTCATCAATACTATAAACATAGAAATGAATTAATTATCCTACTTGATAAGGAGATGGGTAATAGGTTATCACTTAATTTTGCCCTTAATGTGGCTACTAAGATGTGGGATTTTGAAGAGTTCTACTATGTACACCAACTAGATTACAGAGGTAGAATATATCCTAATGCTACCTTCTTATCAGTACAACAACCAAGTTATATCAAAGCTATGCTTGAGTTTGCTAATGGTGAGATACTAACAGAGGAGGGTGTAGAAGGTTTAAAGATACATATAGCTAACTGCTATGGACTAGATAAGAAGCCTTTTAAGGACAGAATTGATTGGGTTGATGAAAACCTTGACCTAATCCTTTCTGTGGCTTCTACCCCCCTTAAAATGATTCTAGTGATGAATGAAGTAGATAGTCCTTTTGAATTCTATGCTGCATGTTTAGCATATGAAGATTATACTAAAGGATTACCTATACACCTACCAACACAATGGGATGCAACATGTAGTGGTATTCAAGTATATAGTGGTATCTTAAAGGATCCAATAGGTGCAGCTGCTGTTAATGTTACAGGACAACAAAGGTCTGATATATACCAGATTGTAGCTGATAAGGTTAATACATATTTAATACAAGGAGAATACCCAGATGAAATAGCATTTAATGATAGTGAGAGAGTTAGTAGAGTAGTATCTACTAAGATAGAAGCTAATAGCTGTATAGGGCATATAACAAGAAGCCTTGTTAAACGTAATACAATGACCGTTCCTTATTCAGTCACTCTAAGAGGAATGAGTGACCAACTTAAAGATGAACTAGATGAGCTAAAGTTTAAGAACAAAGTCTTCTGGCAAGGAGACAAATGGGTAGTTGAGAAGCTACTAACACTACTAAACCATAGAGCTATTTATGATACAGTAGAAGGTGCAAGGATAGGGCAAGAGTATTTTAAAGATGTAGTAGGATTACTAGATACACCAGCTGTATGGTATACACCTGTATACAACCTACCAGTATTTCAACCTTCTTTTAAAGTAGAGACAGTACAAGTAGCTACCTTATTAGGAAGACTATCTATTGTAAAACAAACTAATATCCTTAACAAAAGAAAACAAGTCAATGCTATTGCTCCTAATATTATTCATAGTCTAGATAGTACACTACTGTATGGGACTGTAGATAGATTTACACATGATATAGGAACAATACATGATTGTTTTATGGTACATCCAAACCATTGGAAAGAGATTAAAGAATGTTATCAAGAGTCTTTCATAGCTCTTATCAATTCTAACCCTATTGAGTATATTGGTAACCAATTAGATATAGAAGGTGTAATACCTCTACCTATCTTAGGAGACTTAGATGTAGATAGTATTAGAGAAGCACAATATATTATTTCTTAGAGGAGACATAATGAGTAAAAAAGCAACAGTACAAGAAGAGAAGTTGTTACTAGAAGTAACTATGATTAAAGATGAGATGTATATGACTAGTGGTGCTAATTGGTTAGAGTTGTATTCTATTGTAAGACATCTAGTAGACTCACTAGCAACAAATGCTGAAGATGGTATTACATATAATGACATCTTAGATAGCTTGAAGGAGGTTGGTATGAATGCTGAAGTTGATATGTAACTACTGTGGTATAACTTTTGAATCAGGTGATAGTTGTATCTGTAAAGATATAGGTGATAGAAAGTGGGCTGTGTATACAGAGTTACTGGAATCCAAGTTTAAAGAAAAAATCTCAAACACAAAAACAAAAAGAGGAAATAAAGATGGTAGCAACAGAAAATAAAGGTAAAGTAGTATTTGGTAAAGATGATGTTCACTTTGGATACATCAAAGGAAAATGTAAATGGGCTAAGGTACTAAAACCAGATGATTATGGTAACTTTAGTATTAGTATGTATGTAGATGATACTACACTAGATGAACATAAAGAGCTATTCAATAAGATGATTAATGATGCAGCTGAGGCTGTTAAAGAAGTAGGTAAAGTAGTTAAAGGTACAGCAGATTGTACTAAGGAAGATAAAGAAGGTAAAGAGTTCTTTGGATTTAAACTACCAGCTGAAGGTTATGAAGGTAAACAAAACCATATTGAAATCTTTGATATGTATGGGAAGAAAGTAGATGATTGGGATAACCTGATTGGTAATGATAGTACAGTTAAGATTAAGTATATGGCTAAACCTTACTATATGGCTACTACTAAGCAAGTAGGCTTATCATTTCGATTCTATGCAGTACAGATAATTAATCTAAATGAGTACTCAGGTGCTGGTAGTTCTGGGTTTGGTGATGAGACAGATTCCGCCCCATTTGATAATACCTCAGAGGAATTTTGATGGAGGGGTTCAGTATTGAACTCCCTATCTCTTTAGAAATCGGAGTTAAGAAAAAGAAGAAGTATTATTTGAACTTAAATATATACAGAAACACACCTTTTCATCTTAACAATACTCTAAAGAAAGAGTTTAAGAAGATTGTAACACCTATGTTTCCAGATGTATTCTATGAAAAATACACTATTACATATGTATTATACCTTCCTAACCTACTAAAGAGAGATATTAGTAATGTGTGTAGTGTAGTAGATAAGTTCTTTGTAGATGCTATGGTAGAAGCAGGATTAGCTCCTGATGATAACTACAATCATCTACCTTTAGTTACCTATAAGTTTGGTGATATACATCCAAAGGAAGGTAAAGTAGTAGCTCATGTGACAAGGATTGATTAATGAGTAAAAAGAAAGAATTACCTAAAGGGGAGTTCTTATATCATACACAGTGTGAATGTGGTAGTAGTGATGGCTTAGCTGTTTACTCTAGTGGTACAGGTTACTGCTACAAGTGTGGAAAATACTATAATAATTTAGGGGGGGATATGCCAAATGGAACTGATAGACACTTATCATCAGGATTTACTGATGCTACTTGGGAGAAAGCAGATACTACTCAATTCAGTACAGTGGTCAGAGGGATTTCCCCTCAAATATATAACCAATATTCTTACTTCAAGGCACCAGATGGTTCCCATGTTATCAACCATTATGATTTACAAGGAAATATTGTCGCCCAGAAGTACAGATTCAAAGACAAAACCTTTACTTGGAAAGGGAATAATAAACAGAGTGTGCCTTTTGGGATGGGGCAGTGGAGGTCTGGTGGTAAAAGGATAACAATTACTGAAGGAGAGCTAGACTGTCTAAGTATTGCAGAAGCACTAGGAGGTAAGTACCCTGTAATTAGTATTAATAATGGTGCAGGTAGTGCAGCAAAAGAATTACAAGAACATATAGAATTCCTAAATAGTTATCAAGAAATTGTACTATGGTTTGATAATGATTCAGCAGGTCAGGCAGCAATTAAGAAAGTAGCAACATTGTTCCCTGTAGGTAAAGTATATATTGTAAATTCTGGCACACATAAGGATGCTAATGAAGTACTACAGCAGAAAGGGAAGGCAGGTGTACTACAGTATTATTATGAAACTAAAAAGTATGCTCCAGATGGTATTGTTATTGGTAGCAGTCTGGATTACGATAGTCTTATCAGTTTCTCTTCTACTCCTAGTTTTACTACCCCCTATCCTGAATTAGATAAAGTAACTAAAGGTATTAGAAAAAGAGAATTAGTTATGTTTACAGCAGGTAGTGGTATTGGTAAATCCACTATTGTTAGAGAGATAGCATATCATCTACTAACTGAACATAAGTGTAAGATAGGGTATGTTGCACTAGAGGAATCTGTACAGAGGACAGCATTAGGTCTTATGAGTATTCATATGGAACAACCTGTCTATATGCAAGAGATTATGGAAGAAGCAGATAAGACTAAAGTACATGCAGCTTATGAAGCAGTTGTTAATAATGACAATCTTCTTCTATATGATAGCTTTGGTAGTATTGAGTCTGACAATCTTCTATCAAAACTACGTTACCTTGCAGTTGGTATGGAGTGTGACTTTATCTTCCTTGACCATATTAGTATTGTTATTAGCGGTACTGAGGATTTGGGGGATTCAGAGAGAAGAGCAATAGATATTCTAATGACAAAGCTTAGAAGTCTAGCAGAAGAAACAGGTGTAGGTATTGTAGCAGTAACACACCTTAAGAGACCACAAGGTAGCAATAAAGGTTATGAAGATGGACTACAGGTATCTCTATCAAGCCTTAGAGGTAGTGGTAGTATTGCACAACTAAGTGATACTGTTATTGCTTTAGAGAGAGACCAACAATCATTACTACCAGATGTAGCTACTGTAAGAGTATTAAAGAACAGATATGCAGGTGTTACAGGAGTAGCAGGAAAGGTTAAGTACTACACAGGACAAGGTAGATTGCTACCATTTGAAGAGACAGAGGAGTTTAGTAATGAATCAGGAGAAGATGAGTTCTAGTACAGTAATAGTAGACATTGAAACAGATGGATTACTACTAGATTGTACTACTATGTGGGCAGGAGTAACATATAATATTGAAGAAGACAAGGAGATAGTATGGTATGAGCCTACAGCACTAAGTAACTATTTATTAGGTAAACACATAGTAGGACATAATGTACTAGGATTTGACTTACCAGTATTAACTAAGCTAACTAATATTACTTTTGATACCTGCAGAGTTACTGATACACTTATACTAGCTAAGTTAATATTCTATGATAAAGATAAGTCTTGGTCACATTCTTTAGATGCTTATGGTGAAAGATTAAAGTTTCCCAAAGGTACACACAATGATTGGTCTAAACTATCAGATGAGATGGTAGAGTATTGTAAGAGAGATGTACAGGTTACTACTAAACTATACCATAAGCTTATAGAGAAATCTGATTGGATGCATAGAGATACTCTTGTATTTGAACAAGAAGTACAAAAGATTATTACACAACAATACTTAAATGGTTGGTCATTTAATGTAAAGGAGGCACAGAAGTTACATGTTGAATTGGTACAAGAATTACAAAATGCTGAACAGACTCTGTTTGAAACATTTAAGCCCTTATTCTTGCCTGATGGTAAAGCTAAAATACCTGCTAAACCTTTTACAAGGATGGGTATTACTACATTGGGACCTCATCAACCTATTAAGCTCACTAGCTTTAATGCTGGCAGTGGTAGTCATATTGTTTGGTGGGTAGAGCAGTTATATGGTAAACAGGAATGGCTACTAACAGAGAAAGGTAATCCACAAACAGATGCTGATACATTAGAAGAGATGTTTAGTAGCTATGATTGGGCTAAACCATTACTACATTACTTTGAAGTAAAGAAGATACTAGGACAGTTAGCAGAAGGTCCTAAAGCTTGGCTTAAGATGCTAAATAATGATAAACTACATGGGAGTGTTGATATACTAGGTACTAATACTGGTAGAGCTACACATAACAACCCTAACCTTGCACAAGTACCAAGTCCTAGAGCCTACAAAGGTAAGGAAGCTAGACAATTATTCATACATACAAAAGGTATGGTGAATGTAGGCTGTGACTTATCAGGAGTAGAACTCAGGTGTTTAGCTCACTATATGGGTGATGTAGCTTACACAAGACAACTACTAGAAGGGGATATTCATACTGTTAATCAACATGCAGCTGGATTACCTACTAGAGATAACGCAAAAACATTCATCTTAACGGAGTTACAATAAAATTCCAAGGATGACTTTATGAGTAATCATAATGACAAAAACAAATTGAATTCAGGGAAACTCTTACCAAGTAATGTTGAAGACAATCCTGAGCCAAGTTTCAAATACCCTAATGGTTATTTTAAAGATAAGAAGTGTAAGAGTTGTAATAAGGTATTCACTCCTACAAATCCTTGTAATAGTTATTGTTCTACTTCATGTAAAAAGAATAATGCTTACTATAAAAGAAACTATGGTATTACTAATGTACAATTCAAACAATTAAAAGAACATCAAAAAGAGTTATGCGCTATATGTGGTAGTAAAGGTTTCATCATAGGAATGAAAGGACACTATGAAAAGTTAGCAATAGATCATAATCATAGTTCAGGTAAAGTAAGAGGATTACTTTGTCATAATTGTAATAGGCATTAGGTCTTCTACAAGATAATATTACAAATCTATATAAAGCTATAGAATATCTTAAGGATGATGGAGAAGGTGCAACGACTATCCTGAAAAGGAGTACACTCAAGTGAGTGGAAGCGGTTTGCCCCTCTAAAGGAGGGTGATGATATAGTCTGAGCTATATGGAAACATATAGAAGTTCATAGGAGAACTGGCAGTGATTAACGAACACTGTTGAACATAACTGATGGATTCTTGTATGGGGCAGGTGATGCGAAGATAGGTAAGATAGTTAATGGAACTAGTAAAACTGGGAAAAAACTTAAGACACAGTTTCTAAGTGGATTACCTGCATTAGGTGAACTCATTACAAAGGTACAGAAAGCAGCTAAGAGAGGCTACCTAGTAGGTATTACAGGTAGAAGACTTCATGTTAGAAGTCCTCACTCAGCATTAAATGTACTACTACAATCATTAGGTGCTTATATATCTAAAGAGTGGATGATAG